GCGAGCGCCGGTCGGGCTGGACGACGTGGCCGGTGTGGCCGTGTCCCTGAGCCCTACGTTCTTCGCTCGCAACATCGGGCGTATTCTAACTGGCAACAAGAGCAGCGAGTTCTTGACTGACCCAGAAGCCTACGCCAAGCTGACTACGTACGTCAACACCCGCGCAGGTACGTTTAGCCGCCTGGAGCAGGACGGTGCTCGTCTTGCCCTTGCGGAGTACCTCCAGGATAATTACCCACCCGACGAGGAAACGCCGAAGTGATTAACAACCTCCGAAAGCTATTGACGTTGCACGAGGGCCGTGTGGAACACGCGTACCAGGACAGCCTGGGCTGGTGGACCATCGGCATCGGCCACCTGATTGATAAGCGCAAGGGCGGTAAGCTGCCGGCGCACATCATTGACGCGCTGTTCGAGTACGACCTACTCGTACACGAGCGGGCGCTTGTGCAGGCCATTCCGTGGGTAGCGCAGCTGGACCAGGTGCGTCACGCCGTCATGGTAGACATGACGTTCAACCTGGGCATCGAGCCGTTTGACGGTGACGGCTTCAAGGACTGGCCTATCTTCGTGAACCAGGTGAAGACCGGCCAGTACACCGCAGCTGCGGCCAACATGCGCAAGACTTTGTGGGCAAGGCAGGTAGGCAGACGCGCCACGCGCCTTGCTCTTATGATGGAAACCGGCCAGTGGCCGAAGGACTAGGAGAGATACATGCCTGCAAATCCACAGAACCTAACATGGCGTCAGCCGGTAGACAACGTCGACGGCACGCCGTTTACACAGGCGCAGTTCGGCGGCTACGAGCTAGAGGTTAACGGCGCTGGTGCCGTAGCTATCCCTGCCGCGTGGGACGAAGACCGCCAGTACACGTTCCCTATCGCGTCACTTGGCCTTGCGCCAGGTACGTACACCCTGCGGCTGCGCACGGTTAACAGCGACGACTACGCGTCCGATTGGAGCAACCCGGCTACGCTGGTGCTTGGTCGTGTGCCGAACCGCCCTTTGGACCTTTCGGTCGCCTAATCGCGGCCATCAAGGAGTGGATCAATGGGCTTCTTCAAAGACTTGGTAGCAGGGGCAGCTAAGCCTGTCTCGGACTACTTCATTCGCAGACAGGAAATCAAGGCACAGGACCGCCAGCAGGAGCGTGCCATCAAGGCCGCGCAGGTTGAGCGACAGATCGAGCTAATCAAGGAAGGTCTGCACGCAGACGCTACCTGGGAGCTAGAGAGCCTAAAGGCGCATTCTGGAGGATGGAAGGACGAGTTTGTCCTTATCATGTTCTCGACGCCGTTCGTGCTGTGCTTCGTGCCGCAGGCGGCACCATACGTGGCTGCGGGCTTCGACGCCCTAGCCAAGACGCCGACGTGGTACGTCATCGGCTCTATGTCGGTGTTCATGGCGACGTACGGCATCAGATGGTGGCGCAGAACGCAGTCGGACACCTAGCCTCGTGCTAGACCGGCTGATTGACTTTGTCCTTGGCGTTCTGGACCTGTTCCGTTTTTGGGAAGTCATTGACCACTACGAGCAGGGGGTCGTGCTGCGACTAGGCAGGTTCGACCGCACCATCACGCCAGGCTTCCACTGGATACTGCCGTTCGGCATCGACTCGGTCTTGACGGACAACGTGGTGCCGCGCACAGTCAAGCTGGATGCGCAATCGCTGACAACCAAGGACGAGCGCAACGTCGTGGTGTCAGGAGTCATCACTGCGCGCATCAGCGACATCGAAAAGGCGCTGCTGAACGTCGAGGGCGTGGACCATGCGCTGCGCGACTCGACTTACGCAGCTATCGCGTCTGGCGTGGCTACAGCCAGCTACTCGTCGCTGCACACGGACGAGTTCATGGACAGCCTGACTAAGGTTGCGCGCAAGCAGGCCTGGCGCTACGGCGTAGAGATTCTGCGCGTGCAGCTGGTTGACGTGAGCCTGTGTCGGTCGCTGCGCCTGTGGAACAGCGGTGGCGGAATAACCTAGAAGTGGCTTGACACCAAAGCCTAGAAAAGAAAAGGCCCGCACTAGGCGGGCCATGTCTCTCCCCGACTCACAGCGGCTACTGTGAGATTCAGCCCTTGCCGTGGGTAACTCTGCGGCAGGGGCTTTTTATTGCCTACGCCTCCGCCATAGCAGCCGCCATGGCTTCCCACTTAACCAGCTTACGCTCGCACGTCTGGCGCTTCGCCGCAGCGTCACTGGCTACCGCAGACCAGTGGTCGAACTCCTTGCGCAGCAGCGCAATCTGGGCATTGACGTGCTCGTCAGGGTCCTGCGTCATGTACGCCTCGCCTCGGTGCTCGTACTGCGCCGGAGTATCTATGGCGCGCTCAGGCGCGTACACTGCGGCCGTGTTCGCTGCTGCAGCCCGCTCCTCCGCCATACGCTCGATAGCGGCGCGCTTGGTGCGCAGCTGCTTGTCTTCGACGTTCGCAACGTGTGCATCACGGCACGCAGCAGTCCAGGCCATCATGCCCTTCTGCAGATCGAGCACCTGCGGTGCGTAGTCCGACACTACGGTCTTGTCATCATGCGGCAGGGCGTACACGAAGCGGAAGCCCTTGCCGGTCACAGACTCAACCTTCGTGTTCTCGATGATGTGCTTGTCGGTGATGTCGCTGGATTCGATTGCCATTAGCCGTACTTCCTTCTCATGTAGTCGATAGACAAAGGCATGACGTCGTAGTTGCCGTCCTGAACCTCGTTCAGCACGACGATGCCTCGCCAGTGACCGTTACCCTGGGCTCCCTTGTACGCCTCATCGTGCAGATAGTAGCTCCCGGCCACGAGGCCATGCTTAACCTTGCCGGTAGGAAACGTGCGGTTACCGTATAGGAATCCCTGCTCGTGACCTTGCACGAAAGACTCTCCAATCCGGTTGAGCCGGTTGTCGATACTTCCACCAATGCCCTTGCTGCTGTTGACGTTCTGAAAGTAATGAGAGTACCGTATTCCATCAATCTGCACTACCTTCAAGAACTCATGGACTTCCCAGTCCCGCGTGTCGCACTGGTGCGAGCCTAGCACGCCCTGTAGCTTAGGAGACTGCGCCGCAACTCGGTCGGGCCGAGTTTCGTGATTACCCTTAAGGAAGACCTTGCGCGGCTTCCAGCCCTTCTTCTTGTTACGGGCAAGTCGCGCTTCCTCGGCCTCCATAGGGGCAGACAGTTGGGCAAAGCCGACGTCTCCTGCCAGCAGATCGTCTTCGTACCGCTGCGTCTCCAGTTCCAGCGAGCCCGGAGCGCTGTGCGAACTCATGCTAGGGAAGTCCCAGTGGTCGCCCAGATGGATGACCACGTCCGGCTTGTAGTCAACTATAGCGTAAGCGGCCCAGGTGAGATGGTCCGAGCTTACTCCCGGCCGAATCTGCGTGTCCGGAATGATTAGATGTCTGCGCACTCGGGTCTCCCTTAGTGGTGCTGCATGCTACAGGTACGGCGGCGGGCCACCAGGCTAGCCAGTAGGCGGGGTTACCAGTTAGCTGCGGGCTTGGCGTTTGTGGAGTAGGCGACCTTTCCTGCTCGATCAGCAGCTGCAGTTCCGCCTGCAGTCGCCAGATGGCTTTAGCCAGATGGTACATGCCGTCCGTGTCCTTGTGGACACCGCGAGCGTAGTCCCACTGGTGCCGGAAAGCCGTGTCCATCTGGTTCATGGACTTGCCGCGAGCCCAGTGCAGCTTCTCGCCTGGGTTATGCTGCTCGTTGCCGGCTACGGCTACCTTGACCACTTCCTCGAACGCATCAGGGAAGTACTCGGTCAAGAACGTCCACATCTGCATGCGCTTGCGTTCGGTGTCATCGGTCGGCAGACTCATTCCTTTTCCGCCTTGCGGTACGCCGCCAGCACGTCCTGCACCAGAGGCACGATGCCCGCCGAGCGGCGGTGCTTAAGCCAGCCAGTGGCCGTGCTCGGCTCCAGCGTGGCCGCGTCGTACTCCACAGCAGCCCACTTGTAGTCGCACGTATCGTGCGGCAAGCCCTCGACAGAGTCCGTGTAGCCCATGTTCTGGCCCACAACGGACACGATGACAGCCCCGTTGATCTTGACTTCGACGCTAAACATCGCGGTTACCCTCCAGTGCATAGCCCGCACGAACGTAGATCGTGTTCTCCGTCTCGATACGTCCGTCACCATCCCACGACAGCACCTTGGACGTAATCACTTCCTGGGCGTTGCTCACCAAGCCCGCAGGATTGGGGTGATTGGTAGGCACCAGCAACGCGTGGCCCACGAACCGCGTGGCCTCGCCTACGTATTCGACAATTGGCTTGTTCATAGCTGCACCGTCATGAACGCGTCCTGAACTCGAACGCGGTGGGTCTTGCCGAAGCCGCACTCGACCCGATTCAGGTCCGTGCCAGGCTCGGCCCGCACAAGCGCGCACCGCAATTCTACCGGCTTAGGCACCGCCGCTAGCGCGTCGTTCAGTTCTTGCATTGCTAGACGCACGCGCATGACTGATTCTTTGTCCTCGTTTTCGTAGCTCACTTCCATTCCTCCGGTAGATCGCCTGACCATACGCAGTGTGGTGCTTTCAGATACTTAGCGCACCACTGCGCGATACTCAGCTGCTTGGTGACTGGGTAGTCTCGCTGGAAGATGAAACGCAGATCAACGTCCGGGCGAGATTTACGGAATGCACGGAGCAGTGTACGTTGCGGCCCTCGCAAATATCCTTTAGTCTCCAGCAGATAGCCTGGGCGTCCGGAAAGTGACGCCGATCCGGGTTTCGCACGTACACGTATGTCGGGAGTGTACGATCTCTCAGTATGTACGCTCGAAGAACCGCAACTGTCGCACTTTCCCAGCCTGACGGCAGCACGGTAACTGAGGCTGTCTTGTCCTTGGATACAACGCTCAACCGCATAGCCTTTCTCCGAAAGAGTCTTGAAAACGCCGTACTCAAAGCGGCTAGCCCACTCCGTACCGTCATCGGCTATCCACCGCTTGTCCGAGCGTTTCGTACCAGCCCTCTTGCCGCCGAAGCTCGGCGCACTCTTCGAGCGCCTGCTGCTCTTCGTCTTTTTCAGCACGCTCTTTCTGGGCACGGGCTACCTCTTCAGCCGTGAGAACCGCGACAGGAACACTTCGCTTGCGTGATGCCACTCTAGCCCCCGTATCATCCAGCCCTGATTGCGCAGGGTCAAGGCCTGCGGCCTTACTTGCAGGGAGTCCTTTATCGAGACTCCCTTGTCCGTGACAAGCTGGTACGCCTCGATGAACAGCGCAAGCTGGTCAGCGTGGTGGCACCCTGCCGTCTTCTCAAGCGGCAGATCATACTGCCTGCGCAGCCGCTTGTCAAGCAGAGTTTCTAGCTTGCACCAGTCCGGCAGCAGGGACTTGATAGGCGACGGCACGTCGGACAGGACGGACTCTGTACCGTCATGCAGGAGCCCCTCCAGCGGGTCTCCCAGTTTAAGCTCCTCCATCAGCAGCGACACCAGCACGCTGTGCTCTGCCACGCTGTAGAAGAAGCTACCGTTGCCGTTGAAGCGGGCAAGCTGCCCCAGCGAGTGCGCTACACATTCCATGTCAAACGGAGAGTCCGCAACGTAGAAGCGGCCCGTTTTGGTGTAGACCATGGGTCCACGGTCGTGTGGAATGTGAAGACTCATTTGTCTTCGTCCACCACCATGCCGACGTACAGGTCAGTCACGATGTCGAACAGCGTCTCGATGTCCTCGTCTGCCCACGATTCGAGCGGTTCAATGCCGTTGTTGTATTTCTGCAACAAGGCGTAGAACAGTTCCTGGTTAGTAGCGCTAGTCATCAAGGTTCCCTCCAATCGTCTGCTTAGGCCAGCCTGGCGGAGTCCACAGTTCCTGTGGCTCCCTCTGAATGTACACCAGTCGTGCAGTCTCCAGCGCGACCTCCGCCGCGTCCTGCTGCGCGTACGGGCAGTGAGCGATTGTCTGCGACACGGTGTACTTGTCGCACACCAGTTCCCACAGGTCCGCGTCACTGTACCCACTGTCTACCGCTTCGCGGATAATAGCCGCCGCCTTGACGGCTCCCAGCTTGTAGCATCCTGGGATGTTGTCTGTCGCGTCGCCAGACAGCGCCTGACGCCAGAACATTTCGCGGGCTTCCTGCTCCGTGACGGCGTAGAACACCTTTTTCACGTAGTCGTAGTGCCAGCCCGGTACCTGGTCCAGGTCCTTGTCGATTGTCGCCACGCAGTAGCGCCCAGCGGCACGAGTGGCACGGATGCCGATTTCGTCATCGGCCTCACGGCCGGTCACTACGTAGGCATCGTGAATGTCCGTCAGGTACGTGCGCAGCACGGCGTACCAGTACGGCTTCGCCGCCTCGTCACGGTTGCCCTTGTACGGGCGCTGCTTGGCGATGCCTTCGCGGTAGTTGTCCGCGCCGGACAGCACCACACGCACAGTCAGTTCCTTGACTCTGGCTTCCTGCATGACACGGCCTACCATGTCCTCCAAGCTCTGCCGCGCCAGGAACAGCGCGTGCGACTTGGGCGCGGGTACTACCTGCTTCTCCTTGGACAGGACTTCCCATCCGGCCTGCGAGCGCAGCAGCAGCGCCGCCTTCATTCTGGCCCCCGCCGTCTCGTGCTCGCCTTCCGCGTTCTTGCCACTGGAAAAGTGCAGCTGCTCCAAATCGCCTGCAGCGTTCTGCAGCACTACAGAGTAGCTAGCATCCTCAGCGGCAAAGCCGCATCGGTACACAAGCGGGTCGGCGTCAATCAGTAGTTCCATTTCAGTACCTCTACGCCTGCGGCCACCGCCTTGCGAACCATGTCAGCGGTGCCCACGCGGCCCGGAAACGCGATCACTAGGTCGGGCCTAAGCAACAGCATGGCCGCGTTGCGCTTCGGTCCAGCAGCCTTGCCGTACTCGTCCCATAGCGCCAGAACTTCTGCCGAGTGTACGCCGTTTTCTCGCGCCCACTCCGCCGCCAGAAGGTCCACGCCCCTGTAGCCGCCGTGTATAAGCATGGCCGGCTGGCCGCGCTCTTCGGCGGCGCACATCAGCGCCCCGAATACTGCGTCGGCGTCCTCAAACTCGCGCCCGCCGCAAACAAGCCAGATAGCGCTACTTGCCGCCACTGAGTGCCTCGCGCACCTGTTCACGAGACAGGCTAGGCCGCTCGACAGTAACCTCGTTCAGTATCGCGATACACGTATCGCCAAAGGTCACCTTGTAGAAGCTTACCTGACAGCGGAGCGCGATACTCGCCCCCTTGTTACCCTGGGCAAGCTCGTACTCCGCAGCCTCCGCGAGGCGGCAGTCCTTGTCACGGACGGCCATACTGCCCCCAATGCCGAAGCCTGCGACTGCGACGCTAGCGCCTACGGCGCGGGCGCACTTAGCTGTCGTGTTGGTCTGCGCCGCGAGCACTGCAGGGGCCTGACGAGGCTGCGTAATCACTACCTGCTGGGTGTTACCGCCAGAACTGGCAGTAGCCCCGGCCTGCGCGCTAGCGCTCTGCGACTGCCCCTGCGACTGGTTCTGCTCCTGCTCCATCGACTGAGACTGAGTTACGGGACTTGGCGGAACAGGCACAGGGGTCTTAGCAGACGCGGCTCCCGCCGCAGCGAGGAGCACAATAGCCAAAAACTTGTTCATGGTATTCCTTTAAAAAAGGGGAGGTAGTAGTCCCTCCCCAACTACACACACTCAGTGGCGAACGGGCGGAGTGCCGCTAGCTGGCGGGGGCTTGTCGGCCCCAGCAATCTGCGCCAGCAAGGCCTCTTCCAGTTCCTTCTCTGCCGTTGCTTCCGCAGCGCGCTCCAGTACTCCAGTCGGGTCCTGGGTCACAGCGTCCAGCGCACGCTGCGCGTCGTGCAGAGAGCGAATAGCCGTTGCCTCCTGGACACCCTCCGCTTCGCACAGCCCTGTCCGCTTGTTCAGCAAGCGGAAGCAGATGTGGCCGCGAAAGGCCGTCTTGTACTGCGCTTGCGCGAGGACAAGCCGGAAGTCCTTAGACTCCTGGTACAGCTTATTCAAAGTCGTCATCCTCGTCATCGCCGGCCGCTGCATCCGCCGAATCGAAGTCATCCTCGTCGTCCTGCGCCTCAGCCGCTTGCGGCAGGGCAGCGGGCTTGCTCGAACCTTCCACGTCGCCGCCGTCAGCCACTTCGGCCAGCAGTCGGAAGTTCGCCGCAGACGGCTCACCCATGTCGTTGTACAGCTGCACAGTCAGCTTGTTGACCGCTGCCATGACCTCGTCGAAGCGCTTGGCTTCGCCGGCCTTGGTGTCGGCCTTAGACAGCGGCAGGGCCTTCGCCTCGATCAGCAGGCGCACAACCTCGACAGACGCCATTCGGGCGTTCTGGTACGCAATGCGAGCCGAGTCCACAGGGTTCGTGCGGTCGTTGATGCCCTTGCCCTCACGCGGACCCTGGGGCTTGTACCCACCACCACCCCACGACTTGCCACCGCTGCGCGGGGCTTCGGCCTTCGGCGCACGAGCAGGCGGATTCTTGCCGTGCTTGATGCTCTTCGGGTCAGCGGTAGCCGTCTTGGCGTCCTTCTCTACCGCGTCGAAGCGGACGTAGTCGCCGTCCTTAAGGTCAGGCCGCGTAAAGCCGAACTGGAACCAGTGCGGATACTCGGTGCCATCGGCCTTCTCGATACGGGCGCTGTACGCCGTCCATGGGCCTCGCTGCCCGTTGCCCGACTTCTCGCTGATGCGGGCTACAAAGCCCTGAACGACCATGTTACTCATTGATGCGAACCTCTTTTCCTGTGTTCCATACGTTAAATTTCACTTCATCGCCCTTGCCCCAGCGAGGACCGATCTTGATTCCACATCCTAGTGGGACATTAAAGCACAGTTTGTAGACTTTGTCAAGGTAATTGTATACGTCCGTCGTAAAGCACTGCTTCGCCAGCTGCGTGAACTCCTCCCTGGCGTCCGGAGCAATCTCCGCAGCCAGCGAGTCATGCACCGTGTTGACCACGACAATGCGGTCCATTAGGTTGCGCTCGCGCAGGCGATGCCAGAAGTACACCAGCGCCACCGGAATAATCTCCGCCGTAGCCAGCGCCTGTACAGGGTAGTTGTACACGCTGCTGGTCACGTTGACGTATCCGCTGCGGCTCATGCTGGCCTGCGGCCAGTAGTACTGCATGCCCCACGGAGTAACCAGCCGCTTCGTGTTCAGTACCTCGTAGACCCACGCCTCCTGCGTAGCAGCCAGTTCCGGGTAGCGCTGGCGGAAAGCTCGGTAGTAGCGCTCCTGGTCAGGCGTGCCCTTCGTGCCGCCGTAAAGCGGCTTGAAGGTCTCGGACTTGGCCTTCTGGCGCATCGACTCAGTGCCGCCAGTCGTCACTTCGCTGAGTGGCACCTTGTTGAGTTCCGACGCCGTGAACATATGGACGTCGTAGTCTGGGTTCTCGATGTCGGCCATGGCCTGCTTGTCCTGGCCCAGGAACGCCGCTACGCGGAACTCCAGCTGCGAGCCGTCAGCTTCGGCCATGAGCCAGCCTTCGCGGCGGGCGCGAAATAGCACCTTGAAGGCGCGGGCTAGATTCTGGAACTGGGCGCGCTTCGCGGCCGGCTTGCCATCCTTGCGCTTGAACAGGTCGAAGTGCATGGCGATGCCGGACGAGCTAAGGCGATGCGTGGCCGTAGTCGTCTGATTAAACTCAGCGTGGAATACGCCCCCTCGCTCCTTGCATACGCCCATGAAGAACTCTAGGCTCTTCGACAGCGCTGCGGATACCTTGCCAATCTCCTTACGCAGAGTCAGGAACTCCCGCTGCGCGTCCGTGGTAGCCACAAGCTGGTCCATAGCCTTCTGGCTGGTCATGCGCTTGTCGGTTACTGTGCGCTTCGGCTTGCCGTTGTGCCGCACAAGCTCGTCGAACTTGAGCACGTCGTACAGGAACTCGCCGGCCTGCTTGCTGCTGCGCCAGTTGATGCCGCCAGTCAGCGCCGACATCTTCTGCTCTAGCTCGATCTTGCGATCAAAGAACTCCTGGTAGGTCTTCTCGACCGCAATCTCGTCCAGCGCCATGCCGCTAAACTCGATGTCCGCAAGCACAGGAGTAAGCAAGCAGCGCGTGTACTGCACCGCCAGCCGGTTGCTCGCTACGAGGCGGCGTAGCTGGTCCTTGAACAGCGCCTCGGTGCTAGCTACGTCCTGCCGGCAGCGACCTTCGAGCCATGGGCGCGGCATGCGCACAGGGTTAATGCCGTTGCCCATCAGGATGTCCACGACTGGGTCCTTCGGACGCCAGCCACGGCGGATGCAGCAGTCGTCTAGCGACGTGCTGACAGGGGGCATGCCACGATCATCGCCTGCGGCGAGGTTGCCCAGCAGCACGAACTCCGCAATCTTGGTGTCGAACGGCAGGACCTTAGCCAGGTCCAGGCCGCAGCGGCGCAGCCACGCAAGCTCGTACTTTGCCTGGTGCGCCACGACGAAGTCAGCGGACTCGATAGCCTCGACAAGCGGCCCCATGTCGAACTCGCCGCCCCACAGAGCGGAGGCACGGCGTCCGTGCTTGTGCCCCTCGCTCGTAGCCCACACAGCCAGCAGCATCTGGTTAGCCGGATGTACCGGGTTACCGTAGTCGCCATGACTCGTGTCAATCTCGAAGTCCAGCACAACGTAGTTGTTGCTGAAATAGATTGAAGGGTCAAGATTGGCGAGAAATGCTGGCAGCATACTACTCAATCGCGGCTAGTGCGGACTTTGCAACTTCATAGCGCTGTTCAAGCGCGGTGTAACGAGCGTTCAGCGCGGCCAGTTGGCGGTTAGCCTTGGTCAGCTGCGCCTTAAGGCCGGTCTCGTCTTCGGGCGGAGCGCCCTCACTGAACGCAACCAAGGCGTCCAGCAGATCGTCCTGCGAAACACTGGTCATGGCCTGCCGGCCGAACTTCTTGCGAGCATGGACAGCGCGAGCCACAATGGCCTCGGCCTTGGCGTAAGACATCTTCATCGTACTTTACTCCGCAGTGTGTCAATCTCGACAGTGAACGGCTCGTGCGTCATGCCCAGCTTGTTCTTGGGCAGGCTGATGGCGCGAGTGTTGTGCATGCGCATTTCGTTGTTCGCGCCAATGCCAATCAGAAGGTCGGCCTGCGCGGGCAAGCCCGTGCGGCTGCTGTCCACATCTGCCATATCCAGCCACGGTGGCGGCTCCTGTCCGTGCCGCTCGGTACGGTCGTTGGCCTGGGTCACGCTGACGCCCACCAGCTTGTACTTCTTGAGTATAGCACGAACCTCGATGCCAAGTCGAGACAATTTCTGCGTCATGTTGTGGCCTTCCGGGCCGTCAATGGTCATGCCGCGAATCTGGTCCAGCACCAGCACCTGGGGCTCGTGCTTCTCGATCAGCTTGACGACAGACGCAATGCTGGCGTCATCTGGCTGTGCCATGCGCAGCTGTTCCCAGCCCTTGTCGCGAGCCAGCCGCAGCGCCTTGGCCTTCTCGGCCACGGCCTGCTCCCTCGTGCAGTTCGCTAGGTTAGTCAGGATACGCATGCGTGTCTTGCGCAGGTCCTCTTCGTTGCCGATGTACAGCGTCTTGTGCCCTGTCTTGAGGAAGCCAGCTGCCATATTCACGCAGAACAGGCTCTTGCCAGCCTCCGGACGGCCGAAGATGACGATGTGATCGCCAGGCACTGCGCCGCCTCCGGCGCGCTCGTTCAGCTTGAGCGGAGCCAGCGGAATCGCGTTCTTGCGGTCCAAGAACTCGAACATTTCGTCATCGTCATTGACCTCGTTAAGGTCCGTGGTCAGCGCCGAGTCACTCAGCAGCGCCTCGTACTGCTCTACGAGCGCACGGATGGCAGCAGCCGGCTGACGGCCAGCAATGGCGGCAGCAAGCTCGTTGCCCTTCGTGTACCGCTTAAGCTCGATGACCTCCTGCACCACGTTGGACGCGCTGACGGCTTCCGGCAGGTCTGCCAGATAGCCCATCAGCACATCCTCGTGCTTGGGGTTCGAGATAGCACGCTTGCCGCGTGCCGCCAGAATCTCTAGGTCTACCCGCTCCGCAGTAGGATCGTTTTTGTACCAATCCTGCACGTAGTCCCACCAAAACTGCGACGTAGCCTGCATGCTGCCACGGTCGATATGCGGCAGCGCACGCTCAAAGGCAGCGCGGCTAGCGATAGCCGCAGCCAGTATGTTAGAATCGTGCATGTAGTTACAGAATGTCCCTGTTCGTGTTCTTGATTAGCCGCCGAGGGCTGTGGCCCACGACGCAGCGCTGGACAGGCTCCGGCAGTACCTCGTCACGGTGCCACATACTGCGCAACCACTTCATTAGGCGCATAATCACTCCTTAGCTCAGGATACCACGAAGCCGGCTACGCGGCGTGTCCTTGATGTCTTGACTCAGGAGTATAACACGCGTGCTAGGAAACGCAAGCCCCCATTTGCGAGCCATAGCGAACGCCTTAGCGGTGGCGTCATAATCCAGGGCAATCAACACTTCGCTGGGCTTGATGGACGCAATCTCGCGGACGCGCTCCGCGTTCAGGTTGGTGCCCAGCAGGGCGACAGCCGCACGCTCGGTGTTTTCCGCAATCTTCATGGCGGATAGGCTGTCCTCGACGATGACAACCGTCTGCCCACGGCCCGGCACTCCGTGCCAGCTTTGTGCGGGGCCTTCCTCGTGCATGTAGATGTCGGACTTGGGCTTGCCGTACACAGGCCCGCGAAAGCAGCCGCTCCACGGCTGGCGCAGAATGATGCCGCGCTTGCGGTTATACAAGTCGCGGACAGGAAGCACGTAGCGCCCATCAGAGGACACCTGGATTCCGTGCTTGCACGCCTCTATCTCGAAGCGCTCAAGGAAATAGTCGTGGTCGGCCTCGGTTAGCGACAGCGTCTCGCCAGTGTACGGGCGGGTAGTTGGCACGTACTGCTCAGGCGGCGCGCTGACAGCGCCTAGCGGCGTGAATCCAGCGCCTGCGCTGCAGCTTGACCGAAAGCACTGCCACACTGCGCCTTCTGGCGTGCGCGTGATGGACAGCGTGCGCTGCCCGCAGTCAGGGCAGAATGAGCGAATGCTGGACCCCAGGCCCAGCACTGCAGATTCGAGCTTGATGTAGTTGTGGTTCATTCCATGTACCTACAGCCAAATAGTTCATGCAACATGCGACGCCACTCCGTGCGAAACGTACGCCGGCACCCGTAGTGCCGCCACCCGCATCTAAACTCACTCATCGACCTTCTTCCTGTCGTTGAAATGCTCCCAGCCCGCACCGGCTGAACTCGACGCACGCGGCCGCCATGTGCGATGGGCAGTCGTCGCACTTGCGGAAAGGCACCGCTCCCGCGCTTTCAGATGGTTCTTGCGTGGCACGATTTTTTGCCCACGCCATCAGATCTTCTAGTTGCTCTCGCGCATTGCCTAGCAGCATTGTGCGCGTCAGCTTGATGGTGTCTGCGACGTACCACAGTTCGTCCTGCCGCATCTTGCGAAGCCGCTCGTTGCCCGCGCGCAGGGCTTCGTTCCGTGCTTGCAGCGACGTGACGGTGGCATCGTAAAGCTTCGCTGCCCCGCACGTCGTGCAAACGAACGGCTGCACAAATTGGTTGTGGCATTCCGGGCACTCACTCATGCGCTGCTCCCTCTCCTTGAGTTGGCTGTTCCAGTGCGGCCAGCAGCGCGTCGGCGTACTTGCAAGCATCCATCGCAACCAGCATGGGGTAATGAACATCGGCCCTGTACTCGCAGGGTTTCAGCCCCAAAACTATCTCGCATTGGCCAACGGTTTGCGGGCCAGCGCGTTCCTCAACGCAACTCAGCAGCCCCTGCATCGCCATCGCGGCGAACAGTTCACGCTTGGTCAGGCCGCCCAGTGCCGTGCCGTGCTCGCCCCGCGGATACGCCGATTCGTTCGCGTTGCTCACTTCACGCCCTCCTGCACCGCTCCCGGTGCCAGTGCTGTTCGTTTGCGCAGGCTTTCGAGCCAATCAGCGCCAGCCGCGCAACCCGGCTTTACATCCTTTGCGAATTCGAGCCAGTCGCGCAGCAGTTCACGCAGCCGCAGTATCTCCGCCTCCAGGTTAGCGGCGGCGTCCTCGGCCAGCTTTGCCTGTGCCAGTTCCAAGCGCAGCCGCTCGATTTCGGTGGCGGCTTCCTCGCAAATGCCGCCCTCCTGCTGTCGTGGAGTTGCGCACACAGCGCCTGCTGCGGTGAACTTGTACTTAGCCGGGTAAAACTCGTTCCAACCGGGCTTGTCATACTCGACGTGCCATCCGAGTGCGCGATACCCGTCCTCTACGTTTAACCACCCCTTGTCGAAAATGTCGATCTCGTTGAATCCGGCAGCTATCAGCTTATCGACCACCGCCTGCTGCGGAACAATGGCGCAACCGCCAATGAATCGACTTGCAATTTCAGCGTTGAATGCATCCCAAACGGCGTCGGGAATCACCACCTTCTTGGCCGCCGCCACTTCATCCGGTCGCATCGGGCCGCTCATAGATCAGCCCCTTCGCCGCGAGCCACTCCCGCGCTTTCAGATGTTCTAATAAACGGCATCTGATGCCCCCTCATCCCCGCAGGCGTGGGTGTCATCAATAACTTCAGTCATTGAAGCCACAACACCAAGCCTGTTCAAGGGGTCGGCCCAGTGCGTATTCGTCACCAGCCACCGAGTAAACCCCCAGTCGCGCTCGTAATCGGCATGGCTGCGCGGCGATTGCTCTAGCCAATTCACGGCTGCACCGCTCCCTGTCGTGGAACTGCTATTTCAGGATCGTTCTGTACGATGGCGTCCCAGTCTGCGTTGCGTCGGTCCAGTTCATCAGCCAGCCACCGCAAATGGTGCGGGCTAAGTGCACCGACTTTGCGCGACGCCGGCCAATAGACAACATAACCGTCGTCCCCGGTCACGAAGTCGCCCCGTTGTTCGGACAGAGCTATACACCGCTGCCGCTCCTGTTCAACTGTACTGCTCATTTCTGCACGGCTCCCGCGCTTTCTGTTGCTCGCAGCGCATCACTGGCAATCTGGTGAATAGCAATTTCATCAGCCAGCCCGCGAAACTCGCCGGGGTCAAAGCCTGCGATTGTGCGCAGCGCCGCCTCCAACTCCGCCACGCGGGCGCACAGGGCTTCGATTGTGACTTCTTGCGCTTTCGTCTCCTCGTCGCACCTCTCGCGATAGTCTATGTAGAACGCATCCCGCTCGGCGCGAATGGCGGCGAGTTCGGCCTGCAACTGCTCGTAATGCTCGACCCTGACCAGCGCCATCGGCGGCAGTTCCGGCCCGTTGCTTGTCGCATTGATGTCCGACATTACGCCTCCTGCAATGCTTTGCGGTACTTAGCCCGCTTCATGGGCACACCAGCCGCCAGTGCGGCGGCACGCCGCGCTTCCCACTTCCGCTTGTACTCGCGCTGATACTCCCGGCTCTTGCTGCGCACACGCGCATCCGGCACGTTCGCAGGGTCCTGCTCAAGCATCATAGCAGCTGCTGTCTCGGCTGCTTCCAGCCAGTCCTGTTCGCTGGCTTCGCCAGGCAGGATGTCATGATACGTGATTGTATCGTCGCTGTCAACCAGTTCGTCAAGGCTGTGCATAGACCAGTTCGTGCTACCTCCGCGCATCTGCAGACCTCGCTGGCGCTCCTTGCGAGCTACCGAGCCTGCTTTGCGGATGGCCTGAGCGCCGATCCAAGTGTTAGGACTGCTACGCCAGTCGACAGGCGCCTGTCGAGTGAGGAACTCCGGTATGTGCGACAGCACTTCCTGCCGGATGTCAGAGTCGAAGTACCCCTTGCTACCCATGAACGCAAGGCAGACCTCTGCAGCCTCTTTCCATTGTTCTGCTGTAGTAGTCATAAGTAAGTTATATTGGCTCCTTGGCTCCGCTTGGGCTCCGCCAGGAGCCTAAGAATTAATATTATACTTAGCTTGCACGATCTTGTCAAGCTATATTGTAAAACTTGTTTTGCAGCGTAGCAAGGCCCTTATCAATCAATCGCTTAGCCGTGGTCGGATGCGTGTAGCCCAGCGCACCCGCCACTTCTCGCAGCGTCATGGGCTCGTGTCCACGAAGCCCGTAATGGTACATGATGGCGTCGTTCTGCTCCGGCGGCAAGCGGTCAATCTCGCCCAGTATCTCCGAAAGCAGTACCTCGGTGTACATCACATCATCTTGCCCTGTGCTCGCCGTCTCCGGCTCGAACTCTATGCCGTCCTCGTCGTCATCCGCGAGTGGCGTCGGCTCCGCTGTAGCGGCAGCATGCCGCGTCTCACCGCCCAGGTAACTGAGCACAGCCCCCCTGATGCGATGGTACGCGAACGTCGAGAACGCCCCGCGTTCTGGTTGCCACCGCTCAATGACCCCGCCTACGGCAAGCATAGCCTCCTGCACAAGGTCCCCATCAGCGAACGCATCACTGCGCAGCTGTCCGTCGTGTATCATCTTGCTGATTACGCCCATGGCGTAGCCAGCCCCCCTCCCCCATAGCTCCTTCTGCGCTGCAACGTCACCAGCGCGGTACCGTTCCGCCAGCGAGACAAGCAGCGCGTTGTCAAGCTGAGTAGTCTTGTACTTGGTGTAGGACTCTGGGCCTTGTTTAGACATTGTGGTTCCTCATTGTGCCACCATTGTAGCACACGGGAGAGCGTGTGTAAAGTACTGGAAAAATAGGCATTTTTGAAAATCTCCCGGTTTTTAGCTATAGAGTGATCTTAATTTCAAAATCGCAAACCAAGTCGAGTCCGTCCCTCGGCCCGTTATGACAAATGTGCAGTGCAACATGACATAATGCGCATTGCACATAATGCATGCGACATAACGCATTGTTGTCATAACGCAAAATTTAACTTAATGCACGCTCATAGTCGGCCCTCGATTGTTGCTATTCTACCACAACGGCCAGCCGTTGTCAATCGGCGCATCCGCTGCGCGCAGTGTGATGCCTTGCGGCTCGCGCTGGCGCTAGCCTGTGCGCCGTTCCATAGGTAGGTAGCTACCCTAGCAGCGGGGCGCGGTCGCTAGTCACCGCGACGTTATACGCTCGTTATACGATGGGCATATTATGGTAAATGCTACAGGTAAGAAAAAGGGCGCGACCCTTGCGAGCCGCGCCCATCGTGGCAGCCAGTCGGACGGTTAGCGAGCCATCCGGCCCGCTGCGCGCCGCAATGCTTGCTTGTATCGTGCGTCGTCGGCGCGAGACTCCCGCAAGACGCGGGCGCTAGCCGCGTCGTCGTCGTCCAGCCCCAGCGCGGCCCGCGCCGCACGCTCGCCGACTGTCATGCCGTCGTCGTGATACCCGGCCTCGCGAGCCTTGGCGATGTAATACGGATCGTCTTCGTAACCGGGCACGTCGAAAGATTCGATACTGGTATCAGTGACGCGATGCAGACGGCCATCCGCGCCGACGAAAACTTGCGCCGATGGCGCGGCTACTGGCGTAGCTGCGCACGTTTCGCCGTAACCGAACTTGCGCGACCCGTAGTACGGGTTAGACCATCGGTCCATATAGTCCGGCAGGCTGTAGGTATTGGAGTACCACAGGCCGTCTATCCATTCGCCGGCATCCTCGTTAACGAGCGTAAACCGGCCGGTATCCGCGTGCATGACTAGGAACTTGTTACCGTACCCGATCATGTCAGCGACCTTGCGCCAGTAATCGTAGTAGCCGCTGTCGGAATGGTCCGGCGCAGATGGCAAGTATTGCTCACAAAAGAGCGCAGTGTCTGACAGTTCCTCTGTAGCTTCCGCAGCGGTAAGCGACAGTACACCGTTGTGCATCACGACCGCGTCGGATGACGGCACAAAATGCGGATGTGTATTGCGGCGGCTGATACGGCCGTGCGTAGCGTAACGCCAGTGTACGCCGTATGGCTGGCCTGCATCCGCCAGCGAACGCAGGTACCGTTTTGCACGCTTTTTGAACTTGCGGCCGATGAACTTCGCGACGCCGTCTAGCGACATGACGCCGATGCCATCCTCATTCTGCGTAACGGCGGATTCGAAGACGTCGGCAGGGATTGCGCGTCCGGTAGGTGAGTAAGCGATCAAACACATGGTGTAAATTCCTATTCGATGAAGTGAAAACAGATTAGGCGTCGGTCAGCACGGCCAGCGGTTCGCCCTGGCGTCGCAGTACCTTGGCTTGCAATTGGCGAAACCCGAAGACGCCACGCTCCGCAAGAAACCGCACCAGCTGCGGATATTGCCCACGTTTGGCGATCAGCCAGCGCGAGAAGTTAGCCCACGACTCAACGTCACGCATGCTTACGTCGCGGCAGTACACGCAAACGGCATGGACGAATTCAAGATTTTTCAACACTCGCTCGGGGCGCAAATTGCCTTTAAACAAGCGGAATTCCGCTGTCGGACGGCGAACGCCGACGTTCAGAATATCGTACCTGTCGTCGCTAAAGTATTTGCCGTCGCTAAGTTTCTTTGTCTTGCGCTTGCAATACGAGTTTTCCTGACGCTGCGCGACTGCGGTTATGAGCGTGCGCAGTTCGGGCGAATTCATAAACACGAGCATTTTGCCGAGTTGTAGCGCCGTTAGCGCGCTGCGGTTTACATGAACATGCATACCGCAATTGTTAGTACCTGTGCCAGACATCGCGAGACGGTGCACGGCCGTGAGTCGCTGCCAGTTAAACTCTTTGCGATGTTGGTCAAGCGTAAACGGCATAGTACAAAGTTCTACGCCATAATCCAGCGATCCGTCATGCTTCAATATCGCGTTGTCGCAGACGTTACCGCCTAGTGCGTCGATAATCTCCCGTACTTGATCCTCGTTTTGGTCAACGGATTCCATCTCAAGTTCTACGCCCATCACTAGCGCATCGTGTGCGTTCGCCTTGTGCCATTTGAAATAGTCAAACGGGTTTGCGTTGTAGTCCAGCACGACGCTGTCGCCGCCGTAGTCGTCCGAATCCATTTCCGCCCGGTAGTCTTCTTCGGCGTGATCCCGTGCGGTTTCCGTTTCGTACAGGTGTCCGCGAGTGTCCATGTGCCAATGGTTGCGCGCATACCCATTGCGAGCATACCGGCCTGTATCCTGTGCGCGCACGTGGTGCGCGGGCGCGAGCCGGATACGTTCGCCAGTAATCAAGTTTATGTAGTTGTTATCGCAATGCCGACAAATGACCGTCGGTATAGCGTGCGGAGGCTCTACCCTGCGGAGGCTCAGCGGGTCGCCAATGTCGTGCGCGCGTTCGTCGCCGCCAGCAAGCGAATAGTGCATTGATCCGCAGTCACTGCACGCCGTGACGCTGTCAGCGTAGTTAGCGTCGAGCCATTGCGCCGCGAGCATGCCGTGCGCGACAGCGCAGCGGCGTACGGCAGTCGATTCTACGGCCTCGCTAACGCGCGCTCCGTTTACCCATTGGCGCGCGTCAGAGCGTGCGGCCTTGCGCGTCGCCAATGCGCGCAGTATCAACAAGTGCGAGTCCGTGTCATCGTGATCCGACAGCGCCCGCTCCCGGATGAACTGCGGAATAACGAGCGACCGCAGTAGCGCAGTCGGCGCGTCAGTCTCGTTATCAAACAGCGCGGCAAAGTCGTCCGACAGCGGATCAGACAATGCCGCGCAATCTGGGTTTGCATCGCGCAATGCGTCCACGAGTTGCGCGCATGACCATGCGAACCGCAGTTGCGTGCGTACGTAACTGCTAGTACCGCCATGCTCTACGAATGAATGCATAGCGGCTATGTGTTCCTGACTAAACATGCTTCGATCCTCTTACCGTGTGATGTAGAAACAAACGGACAACGCTAGCAAGCCTGACAGGCTCACTAACGCAATGTAGCCCGGCACCAGTGACACGCGGGTCACGCCGGCCCACTCGCGAGCCATTCGGCAGTCATGTGACGACGCGCTAGCGCAGCGTCGATAGCAAGGCCCGCTGTAATCCGTGACAGGCTCGCATCCTTGGCGTACTGCGTGATCGCTTGCTCGCGTGCGCTGCGCTCTGACAGCCCAAAGGTGCGGCATTCGTCAAACAGCGCGACCGCGTCGCGCAATGCGTTGCTAGGTATGCTCATTGTGGGGCTACTCACTACCCGGCCGAATTGACCGTGCGTGCATTCTCTTATGGTCCGGCATGCTGTCAAGCATGCATCGCACAGCATGACCACGTAGCGGATGGCATGCTAATTGCCTAGCAATACCCATGCCGCAAGGCATGGCACAGACATTGCATACCCATGCATACGCCATGCCATGACGCAATGCACCATGTTGTGCAACGCACCATGCTATGCATACCCCGTGCTATGTGCCATAATGCATGACTAGGATGCGGGTTATGACGTATATGAAGATGTCACATAGACTCGCACCATTTTGGTGCATTAACATAATGCATTGCCTGTTATGTTCATTTGACATAATGGACACGAGCATAATCTATGCACCAATTCGGTGCATTTGACATAATCATGCACCATTCTGGTGCATTGAACATAATCGAGCCAGGTTATGGTAACATAGGGGGTATCCTCCTAATTGGGAACATTGATTTTGCTCCATGTGAGCTCACACGCGAGAAGTGAAAAACTGGAAAGTACAGGGTTTGCTGTTGCTAAAAAGCAACAGTATGTCATTGTTTCACAAGTGAAAAAGTGAAAATGATCGGTTTTACCTGTTCGCAAGCAGCTGGACGCTAGTCCAGGTAGCTGCGAAGCGAACTACGAGGCTCTATTGGCTGACTAAAGTAGGAAGGGGATGTAGGGGATGGTATCCCCTACGAGGCCGTAGGCCGTATCTAGCGTCCGCAGGACGATATTCTGTCAGAAGTGTAACAAAACGATGAAAAGTACTGATAACCGAGTAAGAGACCACGAGTTTTCGTGGTTTATGGCTAAGTCTCGTGACACAGAGCAGCGTAGCTGCGTATTCTGTTAAAAATCAGTCACTTAGCTTAAATCACGAATTATTTTTTACGTTTTGTGTGACAAAACGTAGCTTTTACTCGATAACAGAGTAAGAGATTAGAATAATATTACATGAAATTTATGTAATATCATGCATTTTGACAGCTTTGCTGTCTCATTCTGCCCTTCCCTTTGGGAAGGATGCAAGGAAACCCTTTACGGCAGGAGAGGCCATGAGGTTCGAGGTTCAGCCCAACACTGCGGGTAACCAGTTTGCTGTCTACGCCAAGGCGGAAAAGCCTAACGCCGATGGCAAGTTCGAGCAGTCCCGGATGGGGGCTTTCGCTACGCGGCCCCCAGCAGACGAGCTAGCAGCTATTCTGTCCTACGCCGACCAGCTATACCAACTTGCGAAGCGCAACGCTTACGGGGTCCCGCGACCCCGAGTCTAACTTGAGACCCGGCTACTGCCGGGGGGACGAACCAAATGGCCGATCAGAGAACCGACGATGACAACAGCAAGGCTGGCGATCCCAATGCGACAGGTCGCGGTGACGCTAAGCCTGTGCGCGATGTCCGTGCTGGCAGCAGTGTCGGCGGGACCGCTATGTGGGACCAGCCCTACAAGGATCAGTACAAGGATGCTGGTGTTTACCCCAGCTACCTGTCGGTGATCCGCCCGTAACCGGGGCTTGACATGCACGCCCAGGCGTGCTAGAGTTCAGTTTCTGCGGTGGTCGGGTGTTAGTACGCAGCATCGGCCGTGACCCGATCCTACTGGGAGCAAAACCCAGCGATCACCCCAAATTTCGTGTCGTTAGCCAGGGACGGACCCTGACCAGGCTGTAAATCTGGTGCCTTATGGCCTGCTTGGTTCGACTCCAAGACGATGCACCAAACAATGGGTTGTGCTCAGGGAGCAGCGGAGCCTCCAAATCTCTGCAGCAAGGTTCGAGTCCTTGACAATCTGCCAACTCAGTGCTACTATTGATCTGTGGGTTGCTGGTATCCCAGTGACGCTCTGAACGTCGCCCACGCAGGTTCGATCCCTGCCGGATCATCCAAGCGCAGGCTTTTCGGTTCGCCCTCCATTGTCCTACGGGGCCGTGGTCACTAAAAGAACCGTACGTCTTCTGGATGGTTATGCAGGCTGGGCCTGCCACGGTCTTGAAAACCGATGGAGTCCTCCGGGGCTTGGAGTTCGATTCTATCAGCCATCCGCCATTTTGGGCCTTCCGGGAGTTAGTCCCGGACTGCTGCGAGGGCAGCAGAAAGCGTTAGCCAGCATGCTTCCGGCCCGCCATTTTACGCCTATAGCTCAGAGAACAGAGCAGAGGGCTTCTACCCCTCAGTGCGTGGGTTTGAATCCTACTAGGCGTGCCATTTATGCCCATTGCCCGAGGGAATTCGGGAGCGACGCTACGAACGTCGACTGCGTAGGCTCGACTCCTACAGTGGGTGCCAATTCGCGGCTTTAGCTGAGACAGATTAGCGGCTGGCTGAAAACCAGCAAAGCTAGGTGCGATACCTAGAGGCTGCACCAATATTCGGCCCAGGAGGTTACTAGACAGCCTACCTGGCTCTTACCCAGTGATGTCTGAGTGCGAGACTCAGTGGGCCGACCAATTTAGTCCTGTGGTGTAAAGCAGCACGGACGGACTTATAAGCCGTATTCCGCCAGATTAGCGGGCAGTCTCGGTGCGAGTCCGAGCAGGACGACCAGACAATGGTTCGTGATGCGACTGGTGTCGCAGGAAAGCTGTCTACTTTCTGAGACGAGTTCAATTCTCGTACGAATCGCCAATGTAGGCCCTTAACTCAGCGGGACAGAGACTCGCCTTTTAAGCGAAGTGATGTCGGTTCGATTCCGACAGGGCCAACCAGACTATGCACCGTTGCGTCCGGTGACGCATGTGGGCTTTCAACCCACAATAGATCGGATCGACACCGATACGGTGTGCCAATTACGGGCTGTGGGCAGGGCACCCAGGCAATCCTTGCAAGATTGCAGCTTGGTGAGTTCGAGTCTCACACGGTCCACCAGAAACACACCCGGCCACGCCTCTACCGCAGGGCGGATATGCGCATCAGGGCCGGGTCTTTCACCAGTTAATGAATATCACGCAGTGGCCGAATGGCTAGGCACTGGATTGCAGCCCCAGTCATGCAGGTCCGACCCCTGTCTGCGTGTCCACTTTATGCCCTGCTGGTGGAACAGCAGACACACTGCGCTTAGAACGCAGCGACGCAAGTCGTACAGGTGCAACTCCTGTGCAGGGTACCAATTTCGACGTGTGATGGGAATAGCAGACCTCCCTAGCTCAAACCTAGGGGCTTGTAGGTGCAACTCCTACCATGTCGACCACTTTATAGCGGAATGTGCGAAGATGGATTCGCTCCGGGCTCATAACCCGGCCAAGGCTGGATCGTTACCAGCTTCCGCTACCAAACTAGGGCCGAGTCAGGCGAAAGCCCAACCAACGCCCGAGGTCCGCCGTAGTCACGAGGCGCTAATCGGGACTTTGAATTGCGAGACGAGTCGCTTGCCCCAGGCAGCGCCCCTACATGCTCCAATCGCCCGGGCAGGTGTGGCGTAATATCCCTGCGCATGGGCATGCGTTAAATGCCCGCCATCAGCCTGTTACGAGAAAGGGCAATCGTCCTGGCTTGGAACCAGGTACATGCAGGTTCGAGTCCTGCCGGGCTGACCAATTCAACACCAGTGTAGCTCAAGTAGAAGAGCGCTCGGCTGATAACCGAGGGATGCAGGGGCAGTTCCTGACTCTGGTACCACTTTCGCCCCCTAAGCATTGATAGCGATGCAGCCGCCTTGTAAGCGGCAGACGGCCCGTGCAAGTCGAGGCAGGCGGCACCAATCATGGATGGCTAACCCAGCAGGGCTGGGAGCCGGTTGCTAACCGAACTGGACCCTTCGGGGTCTGTGTTTCGAGTACACAGCCATCCGCCACTTGTCGCGGGTACGCACGAGGCGTGCCGCCAGGTTTCCACCCTGTGCAGAGAGGGTTCGATTCCCTCTATCCGCTCCATTACGCAGTGTAGTACGTATTTTTGAAATACGCACTAAATGCTGTATGCCTTGGCCGTTGGACGGCAGCGGCTCTTACAAGGCTGCATGAGTCAGTTCGATCCTGACACAGGGTACCACTTTTGATCCTTCGTCTAATAGTAGGACGCCAGGCTTTGACCCTGGGAATCTACGTGCGAGTCGTAGAGGATCATCCATCTTATTGTCATGAACGCACAAGGTGTGCGGCTCCGCTGTTAACGGATGCGAGCTAGGTTCGATTCCTAGCGTGACAGCCAATTCGCGGAGTTGGTCAAGGCGACCGGCATCGTTGCCAACGAGGCATAGACGGGTTCGATTCCCGTATTCCGCTCCACTAATAGGTAGTACCGCATGTTTGACGTTCTTGCTGCGGCAACGCTCGTAGTTGTAACTGTCGCCACGACGCTAGGCGTCCAGTGGTTGATTAACCGGCAGCGCGAGAAGTCGCCAGCTGCCAAGGCTGCGCGAATGCTCAAGGAGCAGCGCCAGGCCCTGCGCGACGCGGTTAAGCCGTATCGGCTTGCCTAATGGGGCTTCCTACTGCGGTTACATACGGAGACACAACGTACCCACTCGTCGGCGTGCCTATCGACACGACCGGATCGGGTGATTTCACGCTTGTGCCTGCGGAAGCGGGCAAGGTCATCAAGATGTGGCGCGTGTTCGTCGTAGCAACTGTTGCTACCGGATTCCGCTGGAAGTCTGGTGCTGCCAACTCGCTATCAGGCAACCTGCCCATTCCGTCAGGTGCCGCGTTTGTGCTGGACGTAGGGCAGGCTCCGTGGTTTACCACGCTGCCAGGCGAGGCTTTGGTGCTTAACAACGCCACTGCAAGCGACCTAAACGGTATGCTAGCGTACACTGTCGAGCCGGCCTACTAATGTCGGGCTTGTTCTTTCTGACGTCAGGCGGTGGTGGAGCCCCTACCAACCTGAGCTACGTCGCAGCCACTCGCCTCCTTGAGAGCGACACTGGCGCGGACGTCACGCTACCACTGGTAAGCAGCGCCAACGCCGGGCTTGCGCCAGCTACAGGAGGCGGTACGTCAAACTTCCTGCGCGCTGACGGCGCGTGGGCTCTACCTCCTGGTATCACTAACCTGACGTACACAGCCGCGACGCGTGTGCTGGCTAGCGACACAGGCACAGACGTAACCCTGCCGCTGTTCACGTCATCTGAGGCAGGCCTTGTGCCTCCTTCCGGTGGTGGAACTACCAACTTCTTGAGAGCGGACGGCACGTTTGCCGCGCCTCCTGGTGGTGGCGGAGGCGGCGCATCCCTTACTGCTGTAACCGCAACGCTACCGTACGGGTTTGGCACACGCGAAGTGACAGTGACGGACGCCGCCGTAACGGCAACGTCGAAGATCGTCATTGGCTGGGGCACAGTTCTCGACTCTGACGAGAATACGCCGGAAGAGCCTGTCGTGTTTTCGGCCATTCCCGCAACAGGCTCGTTCCGCCTGCTAGTAACGCCCACAAACGACCGCCAGCCGATGGGTGGCGCGATCAAAATTAACTACCTGGTAACTGCATAATGGCTGTACTTATTGACCCGCGTGGTAATCCCTTTGTAGGGTCGATTGACACGATAACGGGCGAAACGGTCACCGACGGCCGCCCGATCAGCGCGGTTCTAGGTGCGCTGAACGCCGAAACCTTGATGGACGTACAGGGCAAGCTCACTGCCGCGTTTGACGTTCGTACAGCTGCCGGCGCGCTTACGTACGTGGCGGAAGGTACCGTCGACGGTACCAACTACTTTGCCATTCCGATGTGGGCCAACTTCCAGCTGCTGGCCGCTGCAGCGGTAGCCGAACAGTACGTCGGGCAGGTTGTAGTAGCAACTACGCACTCCGGGTACTACACGGTAGGCTGCGCAGGCCTGCGCCGCGTCCGCCTTCGTGTCTCGGCTTACACGTCTGGCAACATCACGGTTTCTAGCCGCGCAACAGTCGCGGACAAGATCCTCTACGGACGCCAGATTCCTGCCACGCTTCACGTTACAGCTACAGGTGCGGCCAACACTGCCGTAACAGCTACGCTGCCAGCAGCCGGCCCTAGCCTGTTTCACTACATCACGTCTATCGAAATCACGCGAAACGCCACAGCCGCGCTAGCTGGTACGGCCACGCTGATCCACACGTCGACTAACCTTCCTGGCTCCCCTGCGTGGTCTGTTGGCAACAACATTATCGCGGGCGGAACGGAACGAGACGTAAACTACACGCCTACCGCACCGCTCAAGTCTCTTGCAGCCAACACCGCCACAACAATCGTGGCGGCTGCTGCGGGCGCGGCGGTTCTAAGCCGCGTGAACGTGTCGTACTACGTTGGCGCGTAATTCAAAGGCTGCGAAAGCCGCACAGGCTGCAGCCGTAGAGGCACCCCGCCCGGCTGTGCGTAACGAGGCTGGGCAGTTCGTGCAAGGCGTGTCGGGTAACCCGCACGGCCGAGGGAAGGGCGTTAAGAACGCCATTACTGCCCACAAGCAGGAACTGGAACTCGCCGTACGTCAGAGCATGACGGTCGGCAAGATCACACGGATCGTAGACAAGCTCGTAGAGCTTGCGGAAGAGGGGAGCGTCCCTGCCGCCAAGCTGCTGCTCGATAAGTGCGTCTCGAACGCACGCGACTCGGACGAAGTCGACAGTGGGGAGGGAGGCGTGACAATCGTCATCAAGAACGCCACGTTTGCAGCCGGCAAACAGCCGTCAATCATTGAGGCCGAAGAGGCCGAATTCACAGAGGTTAAGTAAATGTCAACAGGCGCAGTACCAAGCAACCAGACGCGCACACAGGACTCGTCAGGCGGTAACGTCGTAGGCAAGGCTCCTTCTGGCCGTCTCCACCAGCCGCCCGCCTTCCTAGGCAAGACCGGCCAGTCCGACAACCAGACAACGTCGCGCCCCAAGGGTAGCACCTAATGGCTGACAAGCCAAAGCCGCGCTACCGTCGAGAAGTGTCCCCTGGCATCACAGGGGCACTCAAGGACGCGGGCAACGCTATCATTGACGCTACCGCGCCCCGCGCTGTGCGGCAGCGCCAGCGACGCTTGGAGCAGGAAATCAACGACATGAGCAGCGGCCGACAGCGGCAGAGCACAGACGCGGCTAACGGCTACTAGGCTGTTAGTCGTGTCTTGTCGTTTAGGGGAGCTAAATGACAGCCCGTACGTTCGAGATTAGCCTGCATCCTGGGCAGGCGGCTGTGTACAACAGCCCCGCCAGATTCAAGGTAGTAGCGGCCGGTCGCCGCTTCGGTAAGAGTCACTACGCCGCCGTTGTGCTTGGCATTGAGGCCATGCGCAACCGCAACGAAGCCGGCTACTCACTCACGCCGGAGCACGGCGTGTACTACATCGCGCCAACCTTTGACCAGGCGAAGCGCGTCATGTGGCCCAAGCTGCGAGCGATCCTAGGATACGCCTCGCGTGGCGGCTACATCGTAAACGAAAACACCAACGACGGCTGGATCGAAGTCGTAGGTGGTCGCCGCATCTACATTAAGGGTGCGGACAACCCAGACAGTCTGCGAGGTATCGCGCTGTCGTATGTCGTACTCGACGAGTACGCCGACATGAAGGCGAACGTATGGGAAGAGATTATCGACCCTGCGCTCATCGACGTCGAAGGTTCCGCCCTATTCATCGGAACGCCGAAGGGCAAAAACCACTTCTACAAGCTGTTTATGGGTGCGCTAGAGAAGCCTATCAACGGGCAGACTGGCGATAACAGCAATTGGGCAGATTGGGAGGCGTTTCACTTCCAGTCATTCGACAATCCTTTTCTAAGCGAAAAGGAAAAGAAGCGCATGCTGACTGGCGGCAACAAGAGCCGCGAAGTCATCAAGCAGGAAATCGAGGCCAGCTTCATCAGCGGAGGCCAGAAGGTCCTAAAAGCCGAATGGTTCCCGATCATACCTGGCATCGGCCGCTTTAACGAGGGCAGCATCTACATTACGGTAGACTTGGCTGGCTTCTCGAAGGAAGCCGGCAACAAGATACTGCGTACCGACGAGACGGCTATCTGTACTACGTACGTGACGCCTGACCACTGGAACGTACTGGACATTGTGCATGGACGCTGGGACGTCCGCGAGACCGCCCTGCAGATCGTGCTAGCGTGCCGCAAGTACTCAGGCGCACGCCTGGGCATTGAGTCTGGCGCGCTCAAGAACGCTGTAGGTCCGTACCTCGAAGACTACATGCGAGAGTACCAGCGCTACATCAACGTCGAGCCGCTGATGCACAATCAGCAGAAGAAGACTGATCGTATAGCCTGGGCGCTGCAAGGTCGCGCCGAACGCCAGCGCATCCGGCTGGTAAAGGGCGACTGGAACAGCTGGTTCCTGGATCAGGCTGCGGACTTTCCAGACCCGCTTGCTCACGACGACGGTCTTGACGCTTTGGCGTACACAGACCAAATGGCTACCGTCTCGTACATGGACGAGAGCGAAATCACCGAATGGCAACCGCTTGACCTGGAATCTGGATACTAACGAATGAGTCTTGCTTACACACAGGGTAACAGCATTCTGGTCGATGACCCGGATAGCGCCAGCGCGCAGAAGGCGCGCATGGTGCAGCCCGGTGCTGAACTCGTGTCGTGGGTAGCTGACCGCACGCGCAAGTGGGAGCAGCACCGTAACCAGGGCTACCAGGCCAAGTGGGCGGAATACTGGCGCATGTGGCGCGGACAGTGGGCAGACGAGGATCGTAACCGGCTGTCTGAGCGCTCGCGCCTGATTGCTCCGGCGCTGTCGCAGGCCATCGAAATGACCGTGTCGGAAATCGACGAAGGTCTGTTCTCTCGCGACGTCTGGCTGGACATCACGGACGACATCAAGGACGAAGACAAGGTCGACGCGCTCATCGTGCGCGACCAGCTTCTGGAAGACTTCGACTGCGCGGGCGTTAAGGACGCCTGCTCGGAAGCCGTGCTGAACGCTGCCATCTTCGGCACGGGCATCGTCAAGATCAACACGACGGTCACAAAGGCCAAGTCGCTGTACCGAGACGAACGCACTGGCTCTGCCGCCGCGAAGGAACGCGATCAGGTAGTCGTGGCCGTAGAGTCCATCCGTCCTGACGAGTTCATCCCTGACCCTGCCGGCCGTACCATTGCGGAAATGCTGGGCTGCGCTCACCGAGTGAGCCGCCCTAAGCACGTAGTGCTGGAGCGCATCGAGCAGGGCACGTACCGCAAGGACGCGCTAGACACTATCTCTGGAGTGAAGCGCCCGGACAACCCGGACATTGACCGCCAGGACCCGCAGTCGTCAACGACTCCGGAAGCCTCTGAGTTGGTGGACATCGTGGAGTACCACGGCAAGGTCCCTCTTCGCATGCTTACGGCGGTGATGGAAAAGACGACCGCGCTGGATGACGTGCTGGCCGCAGAACCTGACACAGGGGCTAACGGAGCGCTAGTCGAGGCCATCGTGACTATCGCTAACGGTACCGTGCTGCTACGCGCCATGGTCAACCCGTTCGTGATGACGGACCGCTCTATCATCGCGTTCCAGTTCGAGAAGGTTCCTGGCCGCTTCTGGGGTCGCGGTGTGGCCGAAAAGGGCTACAACCCGCAGAAGGCGCTTGACGCCGAAATCCGTGCGCGTATCGACGCGCTGGGCTTTATTAGCTCGCCTATGCTTGGCGTCGACAGCGGCCGTGTGCCGCGTGGCTTCAAGCTCGAAGTCAAGCCGGGCAAGGTCTGGCTGACGCAGGGCAACCCTAGCGAAGTGCTGCAGCCTATCACACTGGGCGACCTGAACCCTGCGACCTTCAACCAGGCGCAGGAAATGGAACGCATGGTGCAGATGGGCACTGGTGCCTTCGACACCGCGTCTGCGCTTAACAGCCAGAGCCAGTCGGGGGCCAACGGCGCGTCGTCGAACAGCATGATGATGGGTGCCTACGTGAAGCGTGCGAAGCGCGCTATCGCAAACGTAGACCGCAATCTCGTCGTGCCTATGGTCGAGAAGGCCGTGTGGCGCTACATGCAGTTCGACCCAGAACGCTACCCGCGTGACTACAAGTTCCGCGCTCGTGCGACTATGGGCATCATTGCTCGTGAACTGCAGAGCGTGCAGCTTACGCAGCTGATGGCGATGCTTCCTGAGCAGTTCCCAGGTGTAAGCCTGGCCGTTGCGCAGGGCATTATCGAGAACTCAGCTGTCAACAACAAGCTGGAAATCACGAAGGCCGTGAACGCGGCCCTGCAGCCGCCTCCGCCAGAAGAGCAGGAGAAGGCCAAGAAGATGCAGGAAGTCCTGTACGAAGCCGAGCTAGGCAAGGCGCAGGGTGTGCTGCTTGAAAACCAGCTAACCATTGCGCAGATTCGCAAGACGCTTGCCGACGCGCAGCTGTCGATCCGCAAGGCCGACGTTGCCGACGACCAGATTCTGCAGGAGCAGCAGCGCATTGGCCTGCAGCAGCAGGAAGTCGCCGCCTTCGCAGAACAGAATCAGATCGCGTTTAAGCGACTAGAACTTCAAGAGAAGCAGCTAAAGATCAAGCAATCAGAAGCTGCTAAGAAATAACCAATAGGAGGAGAGCCTATGGATATGGAACTACTGCAACACTTGTCGGCAGAGCAGAAGGACAAGTACGCGAAGCTAGACCGGCTTTTCGGCTCTGAGGGCTGGGAGCTAGTCATGCAGTGGGCACGCCTCAACTTCGACGAGGCGTCGCTACGCTGCGCTACCGTTAACACCTGGGAGGAGAACCGCGTGGCTGTAGGCCAGCGGCTTGCCTTCTACAAGCTCGGCACGCTAGCCGAGACGACTGAAAACGAATTTACGGAGCTAGCCGCGCAAGCACGCGAGGCAGCAGTAAACAGTGCAACGAGCGTTGAAGATTTTGAGTAACGACTGATGTCCAAGCTCATGATGTTCGATTTTCGTTGCACAAACTGTCAGCACGTCTTTGAGGACCTGGTGCAGCCCCTAACGGGTAACCTGCCCTGCGTCCTATGCGGACACACTGCTAACAGAGTTATCTCGCCGGTTCGGATCGACCGTACCGCGATGGCCCTATCCGGCTCTGCCGGACCAGAAAGCATCGCGCATTTTGACCGAATTCACCGCGAGAAGAAGGCAATCGAAGACCGCTCATACGAGCGACACGGGGACTATGGCCCCGGTCACTACGAGTTGGCCCGCGACCCTCTATAAACCTAAACACCGTAACCCCTTGTGGGCGGTAAGGAGCGATGTATGGTATCTTTGGTCGATGTGAAGAACGATGTGGGCAATCTTGCCCAGCTAGAAGCCGATCTGCGCGACGCGTCAACAGCAAAGCCTGCCGAAGAGCAGAAGCCTGGCGGAGACAAGGAAACGCAGCAGAACAACTCTGACGATGGCCTGCCTGACAAGTTTAAGGGCAAGTCTCCACAGGAAATCGCGCAGATGTACCAGGACTTGCACAGCGCCTACGGGCGCATGGCAAACGACCTTGGCACTCAGCGAAAGTTGACTGACCGTCTTCTGGACCTTAAGCGCTCAGACGACCTTGTAAGCAACGACCCGGCACGTAAGAAGGTTACAGTGTCCGCGTCAGAACTGCTTGAAAAGCCAACCGAAGCCCTAGACACGTACTTTGACTCTGCCTTCCAGGCACGGGAGCAAGCCACCCTGCAGCGCGTAGCGCAGCTAGAGGCCTCTCTTGCACAGCAGACGTTCATGGCAAAGCACTCTGACTATCAGAGCATTGCCGAAAGTTCGGAGTTCCAGGCCTATCTGCAGAAGTCTCCGTACCGTTCGCGCCTTGCACAGCAGGCGTACAGCGGTGACTGGGGCGCAGCAGACGAGCTACTTTCAGACTGGAAGGCGATGCGTCCTGCTGCCGCGTCCTCTGCTACACAGCAGAAGGCCGACACAGAGGGAGCCCGCAAGGCCAGCCTGGAAGGTGGTAGCGGCAACGACGCCGCCGCTCCCACGGGCAAGGTTTACCGCCGTGCAGACCTAATCAGATTGAAGATGGAAAAGCCGCAGGTCTACGAAGACCCAGGCTTCCAGGCCGAAATCCTGCTAGCGTACGCGCAGGGCCGCGTCAAGTAACCTACACTCTCCAACTACACACACAGGAATAAGAGACCATGCCACTAGGCACAGATCACATCATTAAGAGTGAAGTTCCCAACTTCATTCCGTCGCTGTGGAGCGACGAAGTTATTGCCGGCTACAAGGCCAACCTTGTTATGGCGAACCTGGTTCGCAAGCTGAACCACAAGGGTAAGAAGGGCGACAGCATTCGTATCCCAACACCGACTCGCGGCGTAAGCAGCGCGAAGGTGGCTGAAACTCAGGTTAACCTGATTCAGCACGGCGCTGATGCTGGTATCACTATCAACATCAACCGTCACCGCGAATACAGCCGACTGATCGAAGACATTGTCGACGTTCAGGCCCTGGAATCGCTGCGTCGCTTCTACACAGACGACGCGGGCTACTCGCTAGCTCGTCGTACAGACTACGACCTAATTATCGAAGCTGCGGCTTTCGGTAACGGTGGTGGTACGATTGTCGAAGAAGCCGTAACTGGCGAAATCGACAGCACGTCGACGTTCACAAACGCCCGAATCGGTGACGACTCGGCGGCGTGGACACCGACAGCCAGCGCCAACGCCGGCAACGCGGTCGACTTGAACGACCTCGGTATCCGTCGATTCATCCGCCGTCTTGACGACGTGGATGCGCCGATGGCCGGACGCGTGCTGGTTGTGCCGCCTGTAACAAAGGCGGACATGATGGGTATTGCGCGATTCACGAACCAGTCGTTCACTGGTGAAGTGGGTGCGGGCAACACCATCCGCAACGGCCTTGTCGGCAACGTGTACGGCGTGGATGTGTTCGTAACATCCCAGATGCCGCTCGTTGAAGACGCGGGCACAAACAACGACCAGCAGCTAGCTCTGTTCTTCCAGCGCGATGCGCTGGTGCTCGTAGAGCAGCTGGGCGTACGTGTGCAGGAACAGTACAAGCAGGAATTCCTGGCTTCGCTGATGACTGCGGACATGATCTACGGTGTGAAGGGCGTGCGTAGCACGTCGATCATCCCGATCGTTGTGCCGGTCGCGTTCACTGACGGTTAATACCGGATAGTGAAACTGGCTGGGGGGCTTCGGCCCCCTAGCCTTTCTTAATGTTCATTGTTCACTGGGTAGTGAATATCAAGAAAGGTTCGCATGAGTATTGAGCGTAGATACCCGCTGCTAAAGCACAACCACGAGGTTGCTGACCTGCGCGACGTCGACATCGCCGCCATTGAAGACGGCGAGACACTAGTGTGGGACGAGGCGCAGCAGAAATTCGTGCCTGGCGTAGCCACTGGCGGCGGCGGCACAGACGTTGACGCCGTTCTGACAACTAACGGTGATCTGCTGACACGCGCAGCAGGCGCGCTCGCACGGCTAGGCATCGGCAGCGAGGCGCAGGTGCTGACTGTTGCATCCGGCGCTCCTGTGTGGGCTACGCTTGCTGGCGGCAGCGGTAACGCGGATGTGCAGGTGTTTACCGCCGATGACACCTGGGAAAAGCCGCCGGGCGCCCAGCTTGTTTACGCATATTGCGTCGGCGGCGGAGGCGGTGGTGGCAGCGGTCGCGCGTCCATTTCCGGCAACGCAGCGGGCGGCGGTGGCGGCGGCGGCGCTGGGCGATCCGAAGCATTCTTTGCCACCTCTGGCCTGCCTGACACGGTGGCCGTGACCGTAGGTGCTCCGGGGGCAGGCGGCGCGGCACGCGCAGGTAACACGGACACAAACGGTGCGGGCGGCGGAGACGGCGGATCAAGCCGCTTCGGCGCGCTCGTAGCCGCGACTGGTGGGCAGGGCGGCGGCGGAGGCCTTACAGGCTCTGGCTCTGCGGGTACCATTGGCCGTGGCAGCATCACTGATGGGCTAGCCGGGGGCAGCGGGCAGAACACTTCGGGACAAGGCGCGAATAACACGGCCGGCACCGACCCACGCTTTGCGTGCGGAGGCGGCGGCGGTGGTGGTGGGGCAACTACGACTGCCAACGTAGCGCGGCCTGGCGGCCGCGCCAGCGACATTCAGTTCGACATCTACGACGACACCATGAACGTAGATGGTGCGGCCGGCCTGACAGGGGCAACCGGCACAGCTGGCGTTGCCAACACGCAGCACTTTGTCGGTGGTGGCGGTGGTGGCGGCGGCAACGGCACCAGCGGAAGCGGCGTGTCTGCTGGCGCGGGCGGCGCAGGAGGCGCTCCTGGTGGCGGCGGCGCTGGCGGTGGCGGCTACTGCGGCAACAACCCGGCTAACGCATCAGGAGCGGGAGGCAGCGGCGGCAGCGGCGTTGTCGTAGTTGTCACGTTTTTTGACGGCAGTGCCGGAGGCGGCACGACAAGCGGGACATTTACCGCGACGCTTACTGGCGTGGTCGGCACAGTCACGACGACCATTCGCTACACGCGAGTAGGCAGCCTCGTGTTCCTGCATTGCGACCAGCTAACTGGCACAAGTAACTCTACGGCCTGCACCATTACTGGGTTGCCGGTTGACCTGTGGCCTGCGCGTCTGCAGCGAGTAACAATGGACAGCGTGTTCGACAACAGCAACTACATAGGACAGCCTACCATGCTGCGCGTCGAGACAACTGGCGTGCTGACGCTGGACATCACGACGGTTGTAGGCAGCGGACTATTTTCTGCATCCGGCACAAAGGGTGTCAACTACGGCTTTGCCGTTACTTACTCACTGGACTAGGATATCGCATGTCTATTAACGTACGCTCCGCGCTAAACCGTGTGCTGCGCACTATTGGCGAAGCTGAGATTGCCGGCAGCGTAACCACGCTGACAGACACGTACCAGCTGCAGATACTGACATTCCTTAACCAGATTAAGGAGGAGGTAGAGGACGCGCACAACTGGCGCTCGCTGCACCAGACGGTTACTGTTACGATTGCTGGCGGAGCTAGCTCTGCTGCAGTCAGCGGGGCTAACGAGCGCAGCCGCCTTATCCGCATCCAGGACTCGCGGGAGGGACGTGAGATTCCTCTAGTGTTTGACGTGACAGACCCGGCTAACCCCATTCCTCTGCACGAAGTGGATCATGCGCGCATGATCTACATGGACACTATCGACACCCAGACGGCTGTGGCTCCCTGCGCCTTTGTGCTAGACAACGGGACGGCAGGCAATTTGCGCCTGCGAGTATACCCAACTCCAGCGGCTGCCCGCACAATCCAGGTAAGCCTCATCATACCGCAGGCGCGGCTTGAAGCTGCTGACATGGCAACCGTGCTACAGGTGCCTGTAACGCCAGTTGAAATGGGCACGACTTGGTACGCGCTAATGGAGCGCGGCGAGCAGCAGGGCGTATCAGGTATCTTCACGGAAGACCGATTCCGTACCGCGCTGGACAACGCCATTTCTCGCGATGCTGCCGAACAGGGCGGCTACGAACTGACATCAGCCTAATGCCGTCACTAGCACGAACACCGCCTGACCAGACACTGCAGCCAGTCGACCTTGTCGCTCCTGGCTTCCGTGGGCTGAACCTATCGCAGGGCAACGCTCTGCTGGGGCAGGAGTACGCTACGATGGCGTCTAACGCCGTGATCGACGCCAGCGGGCGTCTGGCGGCTCGCAAGGGCGTGCTTCGTCTGACTGGTACGGCCATCGCGGGCACGCCTGTAGTGCGCACGCTGTTTGAGTACGCAGCTGCAGACGGGGCTGTAGTGCCGATTGTCGCCTGGGACGGCGGCATTGCGTCGTCTGTTACCGATCCTGTCGGCAACGACATTAGCGGGTCCGTTACTGACGCTAGCGGCAACTGGTGGTTCCAGAACTTCAACAACAAGCTTGTTGGGTTCCAGGAAGGCCAGAAGGCCATAGTGTTTACTGGTGCCGGCACCTTCGCGCCGGTAGCGGAGACATCGGGCGTTGCGCCGCAGGGCGGCGTGGGCACAGCGGCCTTTGGCCGTATCTGGCAGGCCGACCTAGACCGCACAACGATCAAGTACAGCGGCCTACTGGACGAGTCCGCGTGGGATGCAGGCGGTGCAGGCATCATCGACATGCGCAACATCTGGACGCAGGGCACTGACACGATCACGGCGATTGTAGGCTTTAACGGAGCGCTGATCGTCTTCGGAACAAACCATGTTGTGTTTTTTGTTGATGGCCGTGGTACTGCTCTGGGTATTGATCCTGACAATCTATATGTATCTGATATTATCGGTGGAGTAGGCTGCGTCAGCCAGCACTCTGTGCAGGCCGTTGGCGAGGCCGACTTGCTGTTCCTGTCCGGTGTTGGCGTGCAGAGCCTCAAGCGACTGCAGAACGAACGTAGTTCGCCAATCTCGAACCTGACTAAGTACGTTCGCGACGAGCTTGTGACGAAGCTTACTACCGAAAACCCAGCAGGCATCCGTAGCTCGTACAACGAGCTATACGGCTTCTACCTGCTGTCGTTCCCAGAAGCTGGCGTTACCTGGGTGCTCGACCAGCGCAAAAGATACCGCGACGTTGACGGCGACGAGTGCAGCATAGTGACTACCTGGGGCATCGCCCCTACCGCCCTGTACTCGCGCAGAAGCAACGCCCTGCTGCTGTCTATCAGCGGCGGCGTAGTTGGGCGCTATCTGGGCGACAACGACCTAGGTGTCGATTTTACTTTCGAGTACAAGAGCCCGTGGCTTGACCTAGGCGAAGACTTCGCTAACCGGCTAAAGATGCTAAAGCGCCTGGGCGCTATTCTGTTTGTTCGCGCCGGTGCTGTCGTGACCTTTAAGTGGGCTACGGACTTTAGCGAAGTAGAAAACAGCATTACGCGTACCATTGCAGGTACTGCCGGCAGCGAGTGGAACGTGGCGGAGTACGGCCTTGGCGAGTGGGGTAGCGGCATCAACCTGAGCATCCTAAAGGTGCCAGCACGCGACAGAGGGCAGTACTACAGAGTAGGCCTGTCGGTCAACGTAAGCTCTGAGTTCGCTATTCAGCAGCAGGAACTTTTCGTAAAGATTGGACGGCTAGCATAATGAGTGACTACGCACAGACAGTGTTCTTCGGCCCAAAGGACGCGCTGACTACTGGAGACCCTAACAAGCGCATCGAAGGTACAGAGATTGACGTTGAACTGGACGCCATTTCTGATGCCATCGTAACTAAGTACGACAGCGTCGACCTTGCGTCGCAGGCCCAGGCCCGCGCTGGTACGTCCAACGTAGTGCTAATGACGCCGCTCCGCGTGGCAGACGCTATCCTTAACGGCCAGTTTGCCGGCTCTACACAGCGCAGAACGAAGACTGCCGACACGCTGCGGGCTTCGACTATTACCCTGGCAGACGACCCGCACTTGGCAGGGTTTACGCTGGTTGCTGACAGACGCTACGCGCTGCGCGGCGCGCTGCGCATCACTGCCGGCACTGTACCGCAGATGAAGCTGCGGCTTAACTTTAGCCAGGTGCCTGGTAGCGGAGCGTTCGGCTCGCTGGTGCAGACCCTGGCCGCTACGGCTACGCCGCACGGCGTACGTACGGATACATGGAATAGCGCCGACCTGCAGACCCCAGCAGCTGGGGCCGTTGGCGTGGCACACGTAGAGTCGTTCTTCCGTGCCAACGTGACCACGGGCGGCACGCTCGCCCTGCAGTGGGCGCAGGTAGTGTCTGACGCGACGAACATCACTATCTTCGAGGGCAGCTACCTCGAACTGGTGCAGCTGGATTAAGCCGTGGCAGAAGCAGATAGAATCCACACGCTAGAGCGCGACGTAAGCGACCTAAGAGTGGCAAACGCCGCACTAGTGACCAGCATGGAGCACTTGTCGTCGACAATCGAAGAGTTGTCCGGCATCGTAAAACACCTAAGTTCTAGCATGACTTTCGGGAGAGGGGCAGCATGGGGCGTAATGGGACTAGTAAGCGCAGTGAGCGGCTTGATGGCGTTTGCGATAACGTCGTACTTCCAGCGAGGGTCGTAGACAGCTTCTTCACGAAGTTCGCCAACGTAGAGGACGTTGCGCGCAAGCTGACGTACCGCACTGAGGTATACCCTGCGGACAACACGGAGTATCCTGGCATTGCCAAGAACCTACCGTCCGGGCTTGTGCAGTCTATCGTAGCCAAGCTACGACATCTTGGCTTTTCCGAAGTAGAGCCTGTGCTATCGTTCTTCCGTCTGTCGGTGCCTGGGCCGCGTGCCCCACACTACGTGCATACGGACTACATGACCGGCCAGTATACGCTACTTGCGTACCTGTCCGAGCAGGAGGGAGCCGGCACAGGCTTCTACCAGCACAAAGAGACAGGCATGTACATGCACCCGACTACGCAGGAGGGCATCGAGGTCTGGGCTCGCGACCAGCGCGACCTGTCCCTGTGGGACCAGACGCACTTCGTGCAGATGAAGCGCAACCGTGCGCTGGTGTTTGACAGCCGCGCCATGCACTGTGCGCTGCCGACCGAAGGGTTCGGCTCGGACGTCAAGGACGGCCGACTTGTGCTGACTATGTTCTTCAACGGCAAGCTGTCCGATGGCTACCGTTAGACTCGGCAGAGAGTCCGACTACGCGGCCCTGTTCCCTCTGGGGCAGGACTTCGCGGACTTCTCGCCGTTCGGCGGCACGGCCGACCCGGCTACATTGCGCAAGGTCTTCGATGCAAGCTCGGATTCGGGGCTGCTGATCGTCGCAGACGTTGACAGCACCGTGGCCGGGGCTCTGGTGGGCATGAGCGTGACGCAGTGGTATGACCCCAACATGCGCATTGCTGTAGAGCTAGCCTGGTGGCTATCTCCGGAGCACAGACACGGTTCGCTAGGGCTGCGCCTTGTGCGCGCCTTCGAGGCGCAAGCCAAGTCAACAGGGCACAAGTTCTGCACCATGATGACTCTTAACACCCCAGATGCAGCCCGCCTGGGAGCGCTCTACGAGCGCAGCGGGTACCGATTGACCGAGACAGCATACATGAAGGCGCTCTAATGAGTTCAATTACGACCATTGCCACAGTAGCCGGCGCAGCCGCTGGCGTAGGTAGCGCGGTCAGCGGCGTGCGCGCAGCGCGTGACCAGTCACGCATGCAGCAGCAGGCGCTGGACCGCTCGACAACGCAGCTTAACCCGTTCACCTTTACTGGCGGAAACGGCATGTCTGCCAACTACCAGAACGGGCAGGGCGGTATCAACTTCGGGGCGCTGGACAGCCAGCAGCAGAACCTGCTGGGGCTTTCCGGTGGGGCGCTTGGCGCGGCCCAGAACCCGGCTAGCCAGATGGGGGGCTTCAACCAGGCCCTGAACATCGGCAACTGGTACGCAGGGGGCGGCTTGCCGCAGGACCCATCCCAGGCCGGCATCAACATGCAGGCGAACAGCCTACAGGGGCTATTCGGCAACACGCTACAGGGCGTGCAGGGCTTCCAGGGCGTGGGCGGAGGCCTAGCCTCTACGGCGTTCCGTGGAGCCGCTGACCAGGCTGTAGCGGCCTCTCAGGGCTTCTCAGACGTACAGGCCAACACCCTGTCACAGCTGCGCCAGCAGGCCCAGCCGTTCGAGCAGCGCCAGTTCGACAGCCTCCAGAACAACCAGTTCGCCACTGGCCGTCTGGGCACGTCTGGCGGTGCCCTACAGACCGAAGCGTTTGCCCGGGGGCTTGGACAGGCCGACCTGTCGCGCCAGCTAGCGTCAGCCCAGGAGGCGCGTAGCACGCAGCAGAACGCCCTTGGCCTGTCGCAGGGCCTTGCCGGCATCGGCGGCGGCGTACAGGGGCTGAACGACCAGCTGCTGCAGAGTGCCTTCGGGCGCTTCGCGCAGACCTCTGGCATGTTCGGGGACGTCAACCAGCAGCGTCTGGGCAACAGCATCCTGATGAACGACATCGGGTACCAGCGCAACCAGCAGAACTTCGCCAACCAGCAGACTGCGGCCCTATTCCCGCAGCAGGTACAGGCGTCGTGGCTGCAGAACGCGCTGTCAGCGCTGCAGGGGCAGGCCGGTATCCAGAACCAGGGCCTCAACCTATTCAACACAGGGCTGCAGGCGGAGCAGGCGGCGGCTAACGCACGCCTTGGTGCGGGCGGCACGCTGGGCAACATCGTGAACAACCCTAACTTCGGCGCAGCCGGGTACGGCGGTGCGCAGGCTCTTGGGCAGATCGCGCAGCAGTTCGCCCCTCAGGGCGGCTACGTAGGCGCGTTGCGTGACCTGTTTGCCCCTCGTCAGTCTACACCGCTGATGCAGGACGTGACAGGCAGCTTGCTGGGCAACGTACCAGCGCCGCGTATCGGAGGGCTATAAGCCATGGCTAACGTAGCAGGGTTCAACATCCCTACGCCGCAGGAAGTGCAGCAGCAGGTGCGCCAGCAGCGCATGCAGCAGTTTGCCAGCCAGCAGCCGCTTCTTATTCAGAACGCCATTCTGGGCAACGCCCTGGATTCGCTGTTCGGCAACCCAGAAGTGCGCCGTGCGCAGAAGACCCAGGACAACATTGCGCGAGCTATCGCGGAAGCGCCGGAAGGTGCCGACGAGCTAGAGTCCGAAATGCTGCGGCTTAAGAGCGTGCGCGACAGCGTCGAGGACTTGTCGCCTGACGTAGCCGACCAGGTTCGCCAGCGCCTCGTGCAGCTGGAAGCGCAGCGCGTCGAGCGCAACAAGCTGCTTGCTGAGGAAAGCCGAGCAGAGGCGACGTTCCAGACTGACCAGGCTGCTCGCGGCGTTAAGCTTGCGCAGGACGTGAACGACAGTTCTACTTGGTTCAAGGGCTCGGCAAAGCGCGAAGTCCTAAAGACAGACACGGAAACCCAGCAGCAGCTTGCAGCAGCCGGATGGACTAAGGATGACGCGTCTACGGAAGCGGAAGCCGGAGCCATCTACGGCACAACCAAGAAGGTTGCTCAGGACCTTGAGACTGCGCTTATCGGTGTTGACAGCAACATCGCTGCTATGGGCTCCGCTGCCAGCAACTATGACCCGTCGTTCTCGACTCTGCCTACGCAGGCGCTGCTGTTTGCATCGGGCAAGCTAGACCGCCTAGCCCCTGGCGTGCTAAACGAATCCCAGGTGCGAACACTGGGCAAGTACACGGCGTGGAAGCGAGACACCACAGCCCAGCTGAACGCGCTTATCAAGCAGATCACTGGTGCCGCGATGTCCAACGCGGAAGCTGCGCGAATCATGTCGACAGCGCCTACGGCTGACGACAGCCCGGTGCAGTATATCTCGAAGTCCCGCGCCGTGCTTAAGGACCTTCTAGGTGCGCGCAAGCGCGCTTCGTGGGTGCTTGGCAACGGCTTTGGCGACAAGATCGAGGGACGCGACAGCTGGGACAAGTTTAGCCTGGACCAGTTCGGCAACGTGTCAGAAGAAGAAGTCGACGCCGTCATGATGAATATGTACGGAACGACAGGCCGTGACGGCCAGCCGGCACGCAGCCGGGTAGGCACGAAGCAGACAAAGAGTGGCGTGAAGTTCACCGTTGAAGGAGAGTAACGGGTGCCGACTATCACAGTACAGACAGCGCAGGGGCCTAAGCGCGTAACCGTCGACGACGGTGCAACGCAGGCGCAGATTGAGGAAGTCGCGGACATGGTAGCCGAGCAGTACGCTCGTCGTGAGCCAGCGCGTCCTCAAGAGCCCGTGGTAGGTGGTGCTGGCGAAATGACCGGCACTATCGACATGGACACAGCCCGTGGCATTGCGGCTGGTGCCGGAGAAGCCTTGCAGCGAGGAATCGGCGCTGCCAAGCAAGCAGCCGGCAACTTTGCTGACGTGTTCACAGAGTTCGTCTACGGCACGCCGGCCGTGAATAGCCCGCGCACGCCTGTCGACCCGGCCAACAGCCGAGGTCGCCGTGCCACTATTGCGGAGCTAGAGCGCCGCACTGTAGCTAAGGAGCTTGCTGCCCAGGCTGGCGTACCTACCAAGCTGCGCGACGGCGCTGCGGCTGTGTTCAGCGCTGCCCCATGGGCGGCGGCTGGCCTTGTGGGGCCTATGGCTCGCGCCGAGACTATGGGCGGTGCCGTCCTTAAGAACTCCGTGCTAGCTGCGGGCGAAGCCTCGCTGCAGTTTGACGCTGACGGTTCGCGTCTAGACGACGTGCTGGGAGCCACTGGCCTGACGGCTGGTGTTACTGCGGCGTCGGCCGCGCTGCCGGCCGGAGCCAACAAGGTAGTTCAGAGCGTCAAGACGATCACAGAAGGATCGCGTGCGGAAGCCGCGTACCAGCAGGCTGTGGCGGAGATTGGCCCGTTCTTCGTGTCCCTTGGACAGCGCACTGGCATCCCGTTCATTCGCGCCCTGGAGTCGCAGGGCTTCGACTCACAGCTACAGGAATTCTACGCCAAGCAGGCCGAAGGCATCGTAACGCGAACAGCGGAGCTTCTTAGACAGCCTGCGCTATCACCGTCGTCCAGCCTGGACGGTGCGTTCCTTGCTGCCCGCAGCAAGATGGAAGGCAACATTTCCGGTCTGCGCCAGGCGCGTAACCAGATATGGGTCGATGGTGCTAACCAGCTTAAGCTAAAGGCCGGGCAGGGCACAGGGTACAACCTGCTGCCTGCCGGCAACTTCCGCAGAACCGCAGCTGCCATCATCAGCGATGCGCGTAACCCTCTGCGCAACATCACTAGAGACATCCTGCCTCGCCGCGTAGCGGCTACGCTGGAGGGCGTAACTGGTAAGGCCGGCCCTATGCGCGTTACGGACGCGGCTGACTTGCTAATCGGCATCAACAAGCTGACAGGCAGCGGCGACCCGCAGCAGGTAGCCCTAGGTAGCCGTCTCAAGGACGCGATCTACAAGGACCTGGAAGCGGTCGATCCTCAGATGTACTCTAAGGAAGCTGCCGACGCTGTTCTCAAGATGCGCGACGACTACGCTCGCGGAAGCGCGCTAATCGTAGGCCTGCAGGACTCTGTCACTTACCGCATGCTGGGCTTGTCGCCTACGGTAGACGCGGCTCCTGTAGAGCCGCAGGCCATGCTTGACGCGTTTGCTGGCCTGGAGCCAGTGCGCCAGAACGAAGTGCGCAAGTGGATGGTACGCAATTCGCCAGAAACCCTGCTGCAGATGCGGCAGAGCCTGGTAGACTCGGCTGTGCGCCGCGCAGGCACGATTGGCCCAGCGTCCGAAGCGCAGATCGACTTGGAGAAGTTTGCCAACGCGCTGACCGCGCCGAAGGAAGGCAACGCCATCCGAGGGCTTAACCTGTTCACTCCTGGTGAGCAGAACCGCTTGAATGGCATTAAGCGTGCTCTGACGATCCTAAAGAACGTGGCCGAGCCTAACGCCGGAAAGGCGCGAGCGCCGGTCGGGCTGGACGACGTGGCTGGTGTGGCCGTGTCCCTGAGCCCTACGTTCTTCGCTCGCAACATCGGGCGTATTCTAACTGGCAACAAGAGCAGCGAGTTCTTGACTGACCCAGAAGCCTACGCCAAGCTGACTACGTACGTCAAC